ACCCAAAAGTCACAGAGTCGGAAGTGTAAGTCGATTATTGGTTGAAGTCGCTATTGCGACAGGCATACCGATGGGAGAATGGACTTCGGCAGACGACATCTTGACGGCGATTGAGATATTGGAGAAACGAAATGGCGTTTAAGGCGACGAAAGGTCAAGGAACCTTTCGCATTGAAGTCGAGCCTTATGCGCTAAAGAATCTGATTTCAACACTTAATTTGCTCGACAAAGAAACGCAGGGTCGAGTCCGTGATGCAGCTCAGCCGCTATCGAAGCGACTTGCTGGCCAGATTATGATGTTCGGACACGGCTCACCTACTCCACAGACAAAGCTAGTCTTGCAATCAATCGTCACTCCACGCGATCGATTGATTCGCGTTGATATTGGTGGCCCAAAGAAAGTCGGTCGCGCCTATGGTGGACGACCAAGTAAGAGCGGTAAAGGCGCAAAGGTTGGACGCACTCAAGCTCCAGCCGGCGCACTTCTGTGGGGCTCAGAATATGGATCGCGTCCGGGCGTTGATAGAGCCGGACGCGTCTACACAAACCGATTCAAGGTTCCATATAATCGCGAAGGATATTGGTTGAATAAAAGTGTGGACTTCTACACTCCAGTCGTTGCACAGGAGTATATTTCAATCGTTACGGGAATCATTAACGATTTGGGGCTCAAATAATGGCAGGCATTCCAAAGGTAAAGATAACCTTCGATGCTGACTTTGATGATCTCAAAAAAGGCATAAAAGGCTCACAGGCAGAAGTCGAAACCTTCGCAGACAAGGTCGGAGACTTTGGCAAGAAAGCGGCAGTCGCTTTCGGTATCGCCGGAGCTGCAATCGGTGCATTCGCATTAGCCGCAGTCAAAGCCGCCGCAGAAGATGAAACTGCACAAACTAAGCTGCAAGAAACTATTCGCAACACTACAAACGCAACTACGGAACAGATTGCCGGCATAGATAAATATATTACAAAGCAATCTATTGCCACGGCCACAACGGACGACGTTCTGCGTCCAGCCTTGTCGAGATTGATTCTAGCAACCAAAGATGTCACAAAGGCTCAAGAATTATTATCACTTGCTCAAGAAATAAGTCTCGCCCGAAATAAGCCTTTAGAGGCAGTCACAAACGCTCTCGGAAAAGCCTATGAAGGATCTAATACTGCACTTGGCAAATTAGGCATCGGCATTGATAAGACAACACTGGCGACTGCAACATTTGATCAGATACAAACTCAACTGAATGAAACCTTTACAGGCTTTATTGAGAATCAATCAACAACGGCAGCATTCAAGTTCGAACAGATTACAATCGCAGTCAATGAATCCAAAGAAGCAATCGGCGCAGCTCTGTTGCCAGTTGTCAAAGAATTGGCAGACTTTATCATTGTGTCAGTTGTTCCGGCCGTTGAATCATTTGTTCAAGGATTAACTGGTCAAGATAGCCTAGCTGAAGGTCTTACAGAATCACAGAAAAAAGCCGTCGAGTGGGGCAAGAATGTCCGCAAGGTTATTGACACAGTTATTGATCTAAAAGATGAATTGATTGCTTTGGCCATTGTTATTGGAACAGTCTTTGTTGTTTCAAAGATTGCAGCCGGTGTTACGGCGACGATTGCATTGATAAAGACATTGATTACTGCATATAACGCTTTGAAAGCATCAGCAATTCTGGCGGGTATTGCTACTGCATTCGCACTTAATCCTTTGTTGGGTGTTGGAGCCGTTGCACTTGCGGCTGGTGTTCTAGCTGCTGGAAATGCTCTAGCAAATAGAAATGAAGGCGAAACACAATTTGCAGTCGGTGGCGCACCCGGAGCGATTAGCGGTGGGGGAAGTAGCGGTCGCAGTACGGGTGGAATCACAGGTGGCGGAAGCTCAGGCGGTGGGGGCAGTAGCGGCGGCGGAGCAACGTCTAAAGTAACGTCAGGCATCGCCACGGCGGTTGCTAGTGCAGCTAGAGCAGGCGGTGCATTCACTGATTCACAGAATGCGGCACGTCTTGCAGCTCAAGGCGGTGGCGGCTTTACGGATTCTCAAAACGCTGCACGAATCAATGTGACAGTCAATGGCGCAATCGATGCCGAAGGTACGGCACGCACAATCGTCAAGACTCTCAATGATTCGTTCTATCGTGGCACTGGCGGAGCGTCCGCACTTCAGGCAATCTAATGACGCAGTGGGCTCCAGTCTGGCGCGTTGAAATTGCCGGCGTCGATGTTACCGATTCGGTGTTGGCAAATCTGACTATTACATCAGGGCGCACAAATATCTACGAACAAGCTCAAGCCGGTTATTGCTCGGTCAATCTCATTATCTTTAATCAAGCTGCATTACCTTACGAAATCAATGACACTATCTCGATTGAAGTCCAAGACACGTCAGCCGTCTATGTGCCAATCTTTGGCGGCTCAATCGTGGACATCTCTGTAAGCGTGTCTCAGGTAGGTTCAACGGCTTACACTCAAGAAGTCACCATCACGGCTCTGGGAGCCCTTGCAAGGCTCCAAAAGGCACTCACAGATGGCGTCTTATCTCACGACTTTGACGGCGACCAAATAGAGACAATCTTGCGCGAAGTCTTATTGGCTCAATGGCAACAGGTTCCCGCCGCCCTTCAGTGGAACAATTATGATCCGACGACGACATGGGCGAATGCTGGCAATAATGGCATCGGAGAGATTGACACTCCGGGCAATTATGAGCTGGCGCAACGTTCATCAGATCGCATTATTATTTACGACTTAGTCGCCGCGCTCGCCAATAGCGGTTTAGGTTATTTATACGAGGACGCGTCTGGCCTTATCTCCTATGCAGATTCGACTCACCGGACAAATTACCTTGCAGCTAACGGATACACCGATCTCACTGCTAATCACGCACTAGGGCAAGGCATAACTATAAAAACAAGGGCGGGCGATGTTAGAAATGACATCACAATCAGCTACGGCCAAAACTCATCAAATCAAGTTAACGACACAGATCCGGCTTCTATTGCAATCTATGGCGATTTATCACAAATCTTTACAACGACCTTGCGACACTCACACGATGCTGAAGATCAAGCTGCGTTCTATCTGGCACTGCGAGCTTATCCGCAGCCAATCTTTGATTCCATTACCTACGCATTGACTAATCCAGAGCTAGACAATGGTGATCGTAATGCGCTGATCAACATCTTTATGGGTCAGCCAATAGCTCTGAATGACCTTCCGCCAAATATGTCGTCTGGCACGTTCCAAGGCTTTGTCGAAGGCTGGACTTTCCGCGCTTCCTACAATCAGCTTGACATCACTCTTCTCATGTCGCCATTGGCCTACTCACTGCAAGCGATGCGATGGAATGACGTGCCAATAAACGAGGCTTGGAATACCGTGTCGCCGACTTTAGAGTGGCAATATGCCACAATAGTCTCATAACGAAAGGAAACACTTATGGCAAATCCAACTACGAATTATGGCTTTGTTCTTCCGACGGCCACTGATTTGGTTACGGATCTTCCGGCCGACTTTGACGTTGCGTTGCAGGGCGTTGATACACGATTAAAAGCATTACAACCTGGCACAACACTTGGCGATCTTGCATATTCATCTGCAACGGCTAACACAAATACGCGTCTTGGCGTTGGTACTAATGGACAAGTCTTGACAGTTGCAAGTGGTGTTCCATCATGGGCTACGCCTACGGCTGGAATGACAAATCCAATGACGACAACAGGTGACACAATTTATTCGTCAAGTGGATCAACACCTGCACGATTAGGCATTGGAACAACTGGCCAAATACTTAAAGTGGTCGATGGTTTGCCAGCATGGGCGGCAGCACCAGCAGCTTCTCCTGTGATTCAAGTAAAAAATGCAACATATTCGACAACTACTACTGTTGGCTCTAATGGATCTTGGGTCGATACTGGGCTAACAATCAGCATCACGCCAACATTGAGTAGCAGCAAAGTTTTAGTGTTTGTGAGCATAAACGGCATTTACAAATCAGCAGCAAATGCGGATAATCGCCTTGGTTTGAGACTTCTTAAAAATAGCACCGCAATCCACAACATTGAAGGAACCGCAGGTAGATCAGGAGATGCTCGTACACTTGCAGTCGGCGGCGTTTCAGCAAACTATTTAGATTCGCCAGCAACAACTTCAGCAACAACATACAAAGTCCAAATGATTAACTGGAATGATAGTGAACAGGTGACAATAAATATGGTTTCGGATGCAACTGGTTCACCAACAAGACCGGCTTTAGAATCATGTAGCAGTATTACAGTCATGGAAATTGGAGTATAAAAATGGCCTTCTTTGGAGATGTTTGTGCGTATTTAAGACCGACTGGTGGTTGGGTCGCACGTGGTTCTAAATATGAAAATATTGAGTTCATGGGAGATGAACCGCCGTTTAGCAAAGCTGATTACGAAGCAGCATTTGCAATAGTGGATCAAATTCAAGCGGATAAAGCTGCAGCAGAAGAAGCCGCAAAGCAATCAGCGATGTCAAAACTTGCTGCGCTTGGTTTAACTGCTGACGACTTGAAGGCACTTGGGCTCTGATGTATCCGGAAGGCACTGCTGCACGGATTATCGAAGTCGCACTAGCTGAAGTCGGCACGATTGAAACTGGCGATAATCTGACGAAGTACGGCAAGTTCACAAAGGCCGATGGATTGCCCTGGTGTGGATCCTTCTGCAACTGGGTTTTTTACACTGCCGGCGTCAAGATTCCATCAATGGTTTCAACGGCTGCCGGAGCTCATAAGATGAAAGAGCTTGGCCGATGGATTGAAGATAAGCCGCAGCTTGGAGATCTTTGCTTTATGGACTTTCCACACGATGGCATTGATCGCATCAGCCACATCGGAATTGTGGTCAAGGTTGGCACAACAAGCGTTCTCTGCATTGAGGGCAACACGTCTGGAGATGGCGACCAGCGCAACGGCGGAATGGTAATGGTCAAGCGTCGCTACATTGGCAAGGAGATTGTGGGTTTCGCTAGGCCGAAACTCGTAACCTATACAGGAGAATATCCAGTGGTCGAGCCACTTCCACAGGTAAAGCCAAAGGAGAAAAAGAAATGAAAGACTTCAAAGCGTTAGCGGCATCATGGGCGAGAAGCTCTGTTGCTGGCATGTTAGCCGTTTACCTAACAGGCAACACCAATCCGAAAGATTTAGCGATGGGGCTTGTCGCTGGAGTAGTGCCAATGCTTGCGCGTTGGGCTAATCCGAACGACGTTGCCTTTGGTCAGAAGAAGTGAGTGTCGGCGAATGGACGGCGGTCGGTGGGCTTGTCCTTGCACTGCTGACTGCCATCTATTCGTCAATGCGATTCATGGTGAAGTCGATCATGCGGGAGTTTCAACCGAATGGTGGCAACAGTCTCAAGGATCAAGTGTCTCGAATTGAGGCGCGTTTAGATCAATTACTGCTGGAGATTGCTCTCAAGAAATAGACACGCCGACGTCAATCTTGAAAATGTCGGTCATTGATGTCACTCTGTATCTGGGAGCATTCGACAAGGCTCCCACGGGAGCAAAAAATGACATCAGGTGAAATCGGTTTATTTCTGTTTATGTGTCTGGCCTGTATTCTCTGGGCGATTGTGAGCTACACGATGGGCTATAAAGAAGGCCACAAAGAAGGCTATCAACGTGGTCGAGCCGTAGGCCGTCACGCATCAGCTCAGGCGGTGTCCAAGTGAGTTTCTTAGAAAATTACGAAGATGTAGCTGCACGCATTCAGCGATTCTGGGCTACACACAAAGACGGCAAGATTCACACATCAATCATGGACATCAATCTAGAAAAGGGCTACGTGCTAGTCGAATGCCGTGTGTATCGCCATTACGACGACCAGGAGCCAGCCGGTATTGATTACGCATTCGGCAACGTGAACACCTATAACATCCAGATGAAGAAATGGTTTGTAGAAGATACAGTCACATCAGCGATTGGCCGTTGCGTCGGTCTGGTACTTGGATCTGATAAGCGTCCAACAGTGCAGAATATGCAACAGGTAGAGCGAATTGATTCAAAGATTGTTCAAGATTCGGCCGTTGCCTACGACTACTGGACGACAAAGCATGGAGACGTGCCATCGTTTAAGACACGTGAAGAGGCAGAAGAGGCCGGCATTCCAACGCTTGGAGTAGCTATTGA